TTTAACTATAGTGCGGTAGGATTTGGTAAAGGTGCTTAAAATTAAAGTAAAGTAATTTAGTTATGTCACAAGTTTCAGACTATACAATAGCTAATGATACAGGTGCAAATGTAAGAAGTGATATAAATGCTGTTTTAGGTGCAATACAAACATTAAATAGTGGTAGTAGTGACCCTAGTGCAAATGTAGCTTTTCAATTATCTGTTAATACAACTTCTAATCTTTTAAAAATTAGAAATGCAGCTAATAATGGCTATATAACAATAGGAAATGTAACACAAACAAATTTAGGATTGGCACCATTAGCAGGTGCAACTTTTACAGGAGATGTTGTTCATAATTACACTACAGCATTACAAATACCTGTTGGAACGACAGCACAAAGACCTGGTTCCCCTTCAACAGGAGATTTTAGATGGAATAGTACTTTAGGTAGTGCTGAAATATATAATGGTTCTGCTTTTGCTGCTGTGGGTGGCGGTGCAGGTGCTACTGGAGGAGGTAGTGATGAAGTATTTTTTGAATCGGATCAAGCAGTTACAACTTCTTACACTTTATCAACTGGAAAACACGCACATACAGTTAGTCCTACAATAAACTCAGGTGTAACTGTAACAGTGCCATCTGGTGCAATTCTTGTTATTCTTTAATTATGGCTTTAAACATTAATGGCACTACTGGTATTTCGGGAGTTGATGGATCAGTTTCCGCACCAGCATTAACAGGAACGGATAGTAATACTGGTATAACTTTCCCTGCTGCTGACACTATCAAGTTTTCAACTGGTGGTGTTGAAAGAATGGCAATTACAAATAGTGGTGTTTCTGGAATAGATACAGGTGGTATGACATTATTATCCACAACAAGTCTTTCAAGTAGCGGTTCAGTTTCGGCAAACGTAAGTTTAACTCTGACAGGTTACAGATATTTATATGGGCAACTTTATGGTATTGCAAGATCTGGCGGTGGGTCAGTTGGTGATGTACGTTTAAATTTTAATGGTAATTCTTCAACGATTCATCAATATGTGATGCAAAGGTTGGATTATAATAATTCATATTCTAATATTGGTGTTCAAGACGCAACAGGTTTTTATGTAAATCAAACTGGTGTGGTTGGTTTTGATAGTGGACAAAATTATGCACATTTTACTTTACATCTTTTAAATGAAGGGACAAGAAAAACATTTGAAATGACACATTGTTATCAATACACAGGTGGAGCAGGACAGAAAGAAGGTGTTTTAACAACAAATGGTTTTATAAATGCGACAGCAGCAATTACTTCATTAGCTATCGAACACTCTAATCAAGACATTAGTGCTGGTACACTTAAACTATATGGAGTTAAATAAATGGAAATAGATCAACAATATATAAACGATACTGCTGAATTTCATAGAACTAGAAGTAGTGAAACTTTTATGTGGCAGAGATTAAGAAATGCTAGAGATCTGTTATTACAGGAAACGGATATTTATGCTTTACAAGATCGTACAATGTCTGATGAAATGAAAACATATAGGCAAGCACTCAGAGATTTGCCTGCTAACACTAAAGATGTGTATTGCCCTGTTTTTCCAACTCCGCCTAGTTAACCATGACAGCAAAGATTAAACTAAACGCAGCGTCAGGTGGTGGGTCTATAAGTATTCAAGCACCTTCATCATCTAGTAATAACAGGGTTATAAGTTTACCAGATATTGCTGATGGAACGCTATTAACAAGTCAAAGTTCTTTAGATTCTACAAAATTATCCCCTGCTATATCTGCTGGAATCTCAATGGCAGATATGTGGAGAATATCATCTTCTTTTACTGGAGTACAAAGTACTACTGATATCACAGCTAACTGGGAAAGAGTTGACTCAGATGGTTATGGTCAATTAGGAACTGGAATGACAGAAAGTTCTGGTGTATTTACTTTTCCTTCAACGGGAATTTACCTAATAGATTTTAGAGGTACTGGTAGTAAAGGTAATGGCGAAGTGCAATATGCAGGAATTGTAATTAAAGTCACTACAAATAATTCAAGTTATAGTGATGCAGCTAACTCATTCAATGGGTCAGGAGGAACTGGTTATTATTACGCTCTGAGTTGTCAACATATCTTAGACGTAACAGATACTTCTACACATAAAGTTAAATTTCAGTTTAAGGCATCACACCCTGCCGATTTATTTGGAAATTCCAGTAACACAGATACAGGTGTAACTTTTATACGCTTAGGAGACACATAATGAGATTAGACGGAAGAGCAGATCACATAGAAGATTACCTTATTACAGTTCGTGGTGGACAATGGTTTGGCTGGTCTGATTCAAGTAATAAAATCTACGCAAACTTGATAGTGCATGATGGTGGGTCTAAACCTACTGAAGCTGACTGTACAAATGGATTGAAAGCATTGCAAGATGCTTGGGATTTAGAGAATGATAGTTACAAATCTCAACGTAGAGCAGAATATCCAAGTATTGAAGATCAACTTGATACGATTTATCATAGTGGTGTAGCTGGTTGGAAAACTGCCATCAAAACTATTAAAGACAAATATCCAAAAACATGAGTGAAATCAAGGTAAATTCGATAAAAGGGGTAGGAGCGAGTGCTGCTGCTATTACTGTCAACAATACTGATGGAACGTGTACTGCCAATCTTACAAACAGAACTAATAAAAATTTAATAATTAACGGAGCATTTCTTGTGGCTCAACGTGGAACATCATCAGTAAATCAAGGCTATTCAACTGTTGATAGATTTAAAACAGAAAATCAGGGTGTAGATGAAGGTCCAACACGAGAGCAAGTTGATGTCGCAAGTGGAACTACACCATACACTTTAGGTTTTAGAAAAGCATTTAAGATAACAAATGGAAATAATACAAGTGGTGCTGATGCTGGTGATTACCATGAAATTGTTTACAAAACTGAAGCACAAGATTTAGCTAATAGTGGTTGGAACTATTTATCTTCTTCAAGTTATATAACATTATCTTTTTGGGTAAAAGCAAGTGTAGCACAGAATTATTATTTTAGATTTCAAACCAAAGATGGTTCAAGTTACAACTATCCTATGGAAACTGGTTCTTTATCTGCTAATACATGGACAAAGATAACAAAAACAATTCCTGGGGCAAGTAATTTACAAATAGATAATGATAATGGAGAAGGTCCAAAAATAGCATGGAGCTTGTTTAAAGGTACAAATTGGACTGCAAGTAGTGTTACTCTTAATCAATGGGCTGCATACAGTGATGGAACAACAACACCAGATCAAACTACAACATGGTGGACAACAAATGATGCAACATTTGAAATTACAGGAGTTCAACTAGAAGTAGGCAGTCATGCAACAGATTTTGAGCATAGGTCATTTGCACAGGAGCTTGTTTTATGTCAGAGGTATTATTATAGAATAACTCCAACTAACCTAGGTTTCTTTGGTGTTGGTAATAT